TGTAACTCTTGTGAACATGAATTAAAATCGGATATATAATGCCAACTTATCAATATTATCATAAAAAGAAAAAAGAATACTTTACAGAAAATTTACCTGTACATAAAAGAAAGAATCCTTGTAGAGACCCTTTTGTAGAATTAAGTATTACTGCACCTAACATTGCAACATTATCCGATAGAGGTGGCAAAGAAGATAAAATGAGAGAACAACTTTTATCAACTGCAGAACGTGGATACAAAGAAAGAGAAATTAAAGAAGAGTTAAAAATTATACCGGAGTCACCAGAGTGGAAAAAAGAAAAAAGAGTAAAGAAGAAACAAAAGAGCCAGTGGCTGTAAAAAAAATTAAAGCTAAAACTAAAGTTAAATTAAATCATTTAGGCTATCCTGTAACTGACCCTTATGGATTAGCAGCAGCTTTTTGGAAAGTATTTGGATAAAATGTTACCGATAAAAAAAGAAACTAAAGAATTAACAAAACAACAAGAAAGTTTTCTTACAGCTTTATTTGGAGACGCTGATGGCAGTCCGAAGAAAGCAGGAGAGATTGCAGGATATGCACCAAGTTCTTATCCTAAAGTTATTAAAGCTTTAAAAGAAGAAATACTAGAGAGAGCAGAATATTCTCTTGCGTTACATTCAGCTAAAGCAGTAAAAGGTTTAATAGATGCACTTGATGAAGATGGAAAAACTCCCGGTGTTAATATTAGAATGGAAGCGGCAAAACAAATACTGGATAGAGTAGGTCTTGTGAAGAAAGATAAAATAGAAATGACAGGGCAAGTTGCTCACGGTATATTTATATTACCGGCTAAAGATGCAATTAATTAAAAGAAAAGCTAGAGTTATACCCTTTGGATATAAATTAGCAGAAGACTCAGATTACATTGAACCTGTGCAAACAGAATTAGATGCGTTAGAAGAGGCGAAAGAATATTTAAACAATTGTTCGTATCGTGAAGTAGCAAGATGGGTAACACAAAAAACTGGTCGCCCTATTACACATACTGGACTTAGAAAAATTATAGATAATAGATGGACATCCCACCTCCAAAACCAAAACAAAATCTCGGAAGAAAACGAGGAGTTGAACAGAAACCAAGAATTTTAAGTACGGCAACTAAAGCAAAGCAAGCAGCTAAACGAGTTATTAAAAGACAAGATAACAAAATTAAAAAAGCTACAAATGATTTGCACAATGCTAAAAAAAGAAAAGAACATATTCTTAAAACAGATGATGCTTTAAAAGGAAAAGAATCAACTGTAATGACAGATAAGGAAGTAGATAAACTTCCTCAAAATGTTAGGGAACATGTCAAAGAAAATATTATCTTTGAACCGAATGAAGGCCCACAAATGCAATTTTTGGCTTCATCGGAAAGAGAAGTATTTTATGGAGGTGCAAGAGGTGGAGGTAAATCCTACGCCATGCTTATTGACCCTTTAAGATATTGTACAAAAGAACATCATAGAGCTTTATTAATTAGACGTTCTATGCCAGAACTTAGAGATATGATTAATCATTCTCAAAGATTATATGGACAAGCATATCCCGGTGCTAAATGGAGAGAGCAAGAAAAAGAATGGCGATTTCCTTCCGGTGCTAGAATTGAATTTGGTTACGCAGAAAATTTAACAGACGTTCTTCGTTACCAAGGTCAATCTTATACATGGATAGGTGTTGATGAATTACCACAATACCCTACTCCAGAGATTTATAATTTCTTACGTTCTTCACTGAGAAGTGTAGACCCCGATATTCCTGTTTATATGCGTGCTACAGGCAATCCGGGTAATGTTGGGTCGTTATGGGTCAAAGAGATGTTTGTAGACCCTAGTGAGCCAAATAAAGCGTTTGACGTGCATATTGACACTATGGCAGGTAGAAAATCTATAACAAGAAGATTTATACCGGCTAAACTACAAGATAATCCGTATTTGATGCAAACGGATGATTACATGATTATGTTATCATCTTTACCAGAAGTACAAAGAAAACAATTTTTAGAAGGAGACTGGAGTGCATTTGAAAATTCAGCGTTTCCGGAATTTGATATGTCTGTCCATGTTGTTCAGCCTTTTAACATTCCCGGTAATTGGTTCAGATTCAGAACATGCGACTGGGGCTATTCATCTGCGGCTTGCGTATTATGGATTGCAGTTGACTTCGATAACAATTTCTGGGTATACAGAGAACATTATACCAAACGAGTTACCGCAGACATATTTGCAAGACAAGTCTTGGACAAAGAGCGTGACGAATATATTCGATACGGAATCTTGGATTCTTCTACTTGGGCAAAGCGAGGGGATGCCGGCCCTAGTATTGCAGAGACAATGATTAGAGAAGGCTGTAAATGGAGACCATCAGATAGGTCACCAAGAAGTCGAGTAGCAGGTAAAATGGAATTACATAGATTACTAGCTAAAGACCAACATACACAACAACCAAAATTAAAAGTATTTTCTAATTGTATTAATCTTGCTAGAACAATGCCTATGTTACCAGTGGATAAAAATAATCCAGAAGATGTAGACACACACGCAGAAGACCATGCTTATGATGCACTTAGATATGGTGTAATGAGTAGAACTGTACATCCTAAAAGTTATGATGCAAACCGATATGAAAAAGAAACTTTTAAACCATCCGATAGAGTCTTTGGATACTAAAAATAGTATGGACAAAAAAGAAGTACTATGTAGTTGTAATGCTACATTACCAGAGTCAATTAAAATTGGTTATAGAGATTATAAACTAGAAGCATGGAAACAGACTGTTGCTACATCAAATGAAGCAAGTGGTCAATTTTTTATTAAAGAAGGTGTCCTAGGATACAATCAAGAAGAAAAAGGAGTTTCTCACGCTAATACAATATTACATGAAATTATGCATGGCATAATATACCAATGGAATATGGAGTTAGATGAGAGAGCGGAAGAATCAATAGTAAATAGTTTGACTAATGGTTTAACAACAGTATTTGTAGATAACCCACAATTATTGGATTATTTACGATTAAAAATTAAGGAGGGCGGATAATGCCACAACCAGTATTAACAAAATATAAACAGGGTGACCTTGGTGCTGAATATCCAAAAGATAAACCAGTAGGTAAAGAGTTAGATTTAAAAATTCATGCTAACTACGAAACTAGACCAAATGAATTTCCTAAGAAAAAAGAAAACAAAGTTGAAGCATCTTTTATGAAGATGGCAAACGATAGAGACTACTAGGAGGTAGCAATATGGATATAATGAAAAAATATAAAAGCGGCGAAATGTCATCAGTTTCTGATACACTTATGTCAAAAGAAAAACCACAATCAGATATGTTAAAAATGTATTCTCAAGGAGAATTATCTGCTGATGTAGGTAAAACATCTTCTTCTTTAGAAGGATTTGCAAAAGTAATGTACAAACAAGGTGATTTATCAAAAGTAGCAGACGGAAAATAATTAATGGCTAAAAAAGATACAGCTGATATTTTAGCTTTAGGTGATACCAATAAAAACAAGAAACAGGAATACGACATTTCTGGTCTTGCAGGTTTAGTTAAAAGCAAATTTATTGATGCAGAAAATGCTCGTCAGTTTGATGAGCAACGTTGGTTAAGAGCGTATAGAAACTATAGAGGAGTCTATGGTAACGATATGGCTTTTACCGAAAGCGAAAAATCAAAAGTATTTGTTAAGATAACTAAAACTAAAGTACTTGCTGCTTATGGTCAATTAATTGAAGTTTTATTTTCTAGTGGAAAATTTCCAGTAGGAGTAGAGCCAACACCTGTTCCAGAAAATATAGCAGAGTATGCACATATTTCTGAAAAACCTAAAGAACAACCAGAACAAGAAAGTCCTTATGGATTTCCGGGTGATGGAAAAGATTTAGAAAAAGGTGCTACAGTTAATAGTATTTTAAATGGTTTAAAAGATAAATATGATGGTGCGGATTTTGTAGAAGGCCCTGCAAATAATAGTGCTAAAGAACCACAAATTAGTCCTGCAGAAGAAGCTTCTGGTCGTATGGAAAAAATGATTCATGACCAACTAGAAGAATCAAGTGCTGTAAATGTATTAAGACATGCTCTATTTGAGGCATCTTTGCTTGGTACAGGAATTATTAAAGGCCCATTTACTTATGAACAATCAAGTCATAATTGGGTTAAAAATTCTGAAACAGGTAGAAATGAATATAAACCTAAAACAAAATTAGTACCAAGAATTGAGTCAGTATCATGTTGGGATTTTTATCCAGACCCAGATGCTATTACAATAGAAGATGCCGAATATGTAATTCAACGACATACTTATACACGTTCTCAAGTTAGAGATTTAATGAATAGACCATTCTTTCGAAAAGAAGCTATTCGTAATTCTTTAGATATGGGGCCTAGCTATGAAGCTAGAGGGTATGAGTCATCTCTACAAGATAGAGAATCTATAAATGACACTGATAAAAACAGATATGAAATTTTAGAATTTTGGGGTACAATGGATACTCGACTTGCAATGGAAGCAGGTTTAGAATTAGATGATGATATGGATGATATGGATGAAGTCCAAATCAATTGTTGGGTATGTAATGGTACTATTATTAGATTAGTATTAAATCCATTTACACCAACAAGATTACCTTATTTAGTTTGTCCATATGAAATTAATCCTTATCAATTCTTTGGCGTAGGTATTCCAGAAAATATGGACGATGCACAAACAATTATGAATGGTCATGCAAGAATGGCTATTGATAATTTAGCACTAGCAGGTAATTTAGTATTTGACATTGATGAAACAATGTTAGTACCGGGTCAAGATATGAAAGTATTTCCGGGTAAAATATTTAGAAGACAAAGTGGTATGCCGGGTCAAGCTATACACGGAGTTAAATTTCCAAACACATCTACAGAAAATTTAATGATGTTTGATAAATTTAGACAGTTGGCTGATGAGTCTACAGGAATACCATCTTATTCACATGGAACAACTGGTGTTCAGTCTACAACAAGAACTGCAGCGGGTATGTCTATGTTAATGGGAGCAGCAGCTCTTAGTATTAAAACAGTTATTAAAAATATTGATGATATGCTTTTACGACCTTTAGGTGAAACTTTGTTTGCATGGAATATGCAATTTAATGAAGATGCACCAGAGATAAAAGGTGACTTACATGTTAAGGCAAGAGGTACAACATCATTGATGCAAAAAGAAGTAAGGTCACAACGATTAATGACTTTCTTACAAGTAGCGTCAAATCAAAATTTGGCTCCGTTTGTTAGGTGGCATACTATATTATCTGAAATTGCAAAGTCACTTGATATAGAACCAGAAAAATTAATAAACGACCCAGAGAAAGCGGCTATCTTTGCAAAAATAATGGGAATGGCAAATGGAAATCAACAAACTCAAGGCAATAATCAACAGTCCCCAATGGCCTCTGATGGAGGAGCTCCTGCAGGAGCAAATTCAAACGACCCTACAGGGTCTGGTGGCGGAAACATCGGAACAGGAAATATTCCGCAAGCAGGGGAGAGTGGCTTCTCTTCAAATGCTACTCAAACTGAGGGAACAACTTAAAAGAAAATGACAACAACATATCAAGGAAATAATACTGGTTTAGAATATGATGCAGCAACTGCAACATGGGGTTTAAAAAATACGTCTATAGAATATATAGACACAGATGCTTTTGCATCTACTGACTCCGATTTTGTTTACGCACCACCTGCTGCAACAGATGATTCAACGAAAGAAGAAGATAATTTTAATCCTTGCCCAGTAGGATATACCTATGATACTGAATTAAAACAATGTGTAATTGACCCTAATGCTGAAAGTAATTTTATGCAAACAGTACAAGATAGTGGTAATACCCAAGAAAGAAGACCTATACAAATAGCAGGAACAGATAGAACTACTATGAATGGTAATTTTATTGCTACAGATAAAGAGTATAATAAAATGACACCTCAAGAATTAGTAGAGAATTATAAACAGAGAGGTATGATTAGTAAAAATGAAAATGGAAATCTTGTAATTGATATTAGTCCAGATATGGGTGACAATTTATTTGATTCCCAACTTGCAAGATTCGGGCAAGGCGGAGAAACAGATGCAGGTCAACGAAAACATTTAGAAAGATTATTAAATAAAGGAATGATAAATTCAAAACTTAATTCAGAATTAATGAGATTATATCCAATGGGAGCTACAGCAGAAAATTTTCCATTAACTTTACTTAATAAAGGAAATAATGCAAAAATAGTTATTCCTACTACGCAATCTAGTAGTGTTAAAGGAATCACTAATACTGAGTTTACTCCGGGATTCGGGCAATTAACTTATGCAGGATTTTCTCCCGATATTGTTGCTAAATTTACAAATTACATAAATAATGGCATTGCAGGAGGGCAAGGACTTACACCTGTTACACAATCATTTGCAAATATTAAAACAGGTGAAGATGCTACAACATCTGTAGGAGGTATTATTACAGAGGGAGATAAAATTTCTGATGATGGAAGAGGAATAATAACAGACTCAAGTGGGGATACTTATACTCCTACATCTGATGGACAAGGATATACTTTTAAATCAGATGACCCTAAACCATCTGTGCAACAACCAATATCTAAAGGTAGCACACAAACATATGGTGCAGGTAGAGGAGGCACTGCTTCACAACAACAAGAAATGAAAAAACAAGATACAAGAAACAATAATTTTAGCCCCCAAGATAGAAATATACAACCGGCAAAATCAAGTAAAGGCTATAGTGGCCCTGCTTTTGGTAGAAGATAAATAGGAGAAAAATATGGCAGAAGGAATGATGAACGACCCCAACGCTATGGGAGGCCAACCTCCT